CTCGACGTACTTAGGCGTTCCGCGGGAGTGGCTGGGGGACCGATTCTTTGAGGACGCCGAAAAGCTCAAGGCCCGCAACGAGATGGCCTACCGTCACGAGTACCTCGGGGAGGTCACCGGGACCGGCGGGGCTGTTTTCGAGAACGTGGAAGATATGAACATGACGGATGAACTTGTAAGCAGTTTTGATAGATTATATAACGGCTGCGATTTTGGCTTTGCTGTTGACCCATTGGCATTTACGCGGATGCACTACGATGCCAAGAGAGAAACGTTGTATATATTCGATGAAGTATATCAACCTAAGCTAAAGAACAAGCCTGCTGCTGAAATGATAATAAATCGGATTGGCAGAGAATTGGTTATTGGCGATAGCGCTGAACCTAAGACGATAGCAGAAATGCAGGAGTTGGGGGTCAATATGGACGGCGCACGAAAGGGCAGAGACAGCGTTGAACATGGCATTAAGTGGTTGCAAAATCTGGAGCATATATATATCGACAAAAACAGATGCCCTAATACGTATCGAGAATTCGTGACATACGAATACGAACGGAACAAAGAGGGCCAATTTATTAGCGCATACCCCGATAAGAATAACCACGCAATAGACTCTGTTCGGTATGCGTGTGGCAAGATTATCATGGGCAGCCGGTTCGGATGGTGATGAAATGGAATTAACGGCATTTTTTAGTTCAATCATAAAAGACAACGCAGGCATGAGCGATCGTGAGTTTTTACAATCTGAATTCAACGAGTTCATGCAATCAAAGCGGCGCAGGGACATATTAACCGCTCGTGATTATTACAAGGGGCGGCATGATATATTACGAGAGAATCGGCAGGAAATCGGCGAGAACGGACGGTTTCAAGATACGATCAACGCGACAAATTACCATATCGTCAATAATATGTTTGATGATTTAGTCGATCAGAAGGTTAGCTATCTTCTATCCAAACCGATAGAAGTAAAAACGGACAATACCGATATAACTGACATCTTCGGTAAGTCATTCATGCGCAAGATGAAGCAAATAGGTAAAGATGCACTAATCGGCGGATATGGGGCGTTGCTTCCGTATATCGATATTAACGGCGATTTGAAATTCAAGCGCATGAAACCGGAACAGCTTCTTTTATTTTGGGCAGATGAAGAGCATGAGGTACTGGACGCGTTTGCATATTTCTATAACATCGAGCGATACAACAGGGTTCACACGAAAGAAATTGTTACGAAGATCGAATATTATCAGCCGGATAAGGTGTCGTATTTCATATGGGAAATGGGTCAATTAAGAGAGGACACAGAACGGCACGACACGCCGTACATTGTCGACGATCAGAACCAGACCTATAAATGGGATAAAATCCCCCTAGTCGTGTTTAAAGCAAACGACGAAGAACTGCCGCTCATTCTGCGTGTTAAATGCCTGCAAGACGCATTGAATACGATCATGTCAAACTTCATGAACAACATGACAGAGGACGCGCGTAATACAATTCTTGTTATTAAGAACTACGACGGCGAAGATTTAAACGAGTTCAGGAGGAAAATCGTGCAATACGGTGCCGTTAAGATCAGAACAGTTGACGGCGTGGATGGCGGCGTTGATGCATTAACCATTAACGTAAACGCCAATAATTACACAACGATTCTGAAAACACTCAAAGACGCGATTATCGAAAACGGCAGAGGATTCGATGCTAAAGATGACCGCATGAGCAGCAATCCAAATCAGATGAATATCAATTCTATGTATTCTGATATAGATCTAGATGCGTCGGATATGGAAAACGAATTCCAGGCAGCATTTGAACAGCTGATGTTCTTTGTTAATGCCTATTTATCGTTCATCGGTAAAGCGACAGAGGATGACGTAGAATTTGTGTTTAATCGCGATTTACCAATCAACGAAGCCGATACAATTACCAATTGCAGAAACAGTGTCGGAATAATCAGCGAAGAAACTATCATCAGTAACCATCCGTGGACAATTGACACGGCGGAAGAACTCAAACGATTAAAACGAGAACGGCAAGAAACCATGACGGATTATGTAACGGGCGGCGATGTTCATGACGAAAAACCGACAGAAGAAAACAGCTGATTACTGGAATGAGCGTTACGAACGGTTGAAGCTTGAGCAGATGGGGAAGGCAGAGGCGGTCAACAAGGATTTAAAAAGAGTGTACGCTGCTTCCCTTCGTAAGCTGCAAGCAGATATAAACGACTGGTATAACCGTTACGCAACGGAAAACGGATTGTCACTTGCAGACGCAAAAAGGCAATTAACCAAAAGAGAGTTAAAGGCGTTCAGATTGACACTTGACGAATACAAACAACTGGCAAAACAAAAAGACTTGCCAAACGAGTTTAAAAAAATGCTCGAAAATGCTTCTATACGCGTTCGTTTGGATAGGGCAGAGCAATTATATATACAAGTTGTGCAAAGCGTCGCAGAGATGGCCAAACAGCAAGAATTAGACGTATCGAAGCTGCTCAAAACGGTATATGAAGATAGTACCTATAAAACGGCGTATGAAGTGCAGAATATGCAGAGTAAATACAAGGACGTTTCCGTATTAAATCAAGAAGAAATAACGCAGGCAGTTAATAAGCCATGGGCGCAGGATGGGAAAGACTTTTCGACGCGCATATGGAAAAACGGCGCTAGCTTGATAAACACGCTGCAGACTGAAATAACACAGTCTTTAATGGTCAACGAAGGGACTCTGCTATTAGCTGCGAGGGTCGCGCATCGCTATGATGTATCGTTCAATGAAGCTAGGCGGCTAGTTGAAACAGAAACAGCGTATATTCAAGAAAAAGCAAGCTTCGAAGTATACGATAGACTTGGCGTTGAGCAGTACCAAATACTGGCAACGTTGGATAACAAAACGTCATCTATTTGTCGCCACTTAGACGGTAAGATATTTGATGTGAAAGACGCTAAAATCGGCGTTACAACACCGCCATTTCATTGCTATTGCCGAACGACAACGATACCGTACATAGAAGGTATTACGGACGATTGGGAAAGAGCGGCAAGGGACAAGAACGGTAAAACAGAATATGTTTCTAGTGATTTAACCTATCAAGAATGGTATAATAAATATGTAAAAAATAATGATACTAATAGTCTTATAGGAATAAAAACAAGTAACGGTATAAGGATAACATCTATATCTAAACATCAACAAGATAGGGCGGATACTAGAGGACTAAGTGTTTTTGATATTCAAGATGCTTTGGTTAATTCGTTACATATTGATGATATAAGGGTTGATGAAAGGGGTAAATCACAAAGGTTTATTGGTGAGAAAGTAACCGTTAATGTTAATCCGGATAACGGGAATATTATTACTTCTTGGGGAACTGGGAAGCGTGTGGTAAGAAAATACAAAAAGGAGAAAGACAATGAATGATTTTTTAATTGTTGATTTCACAGATGAAGAAATAGAGTTTATGAAACATAAAGGGTTTAATGCTTCGAAAAAACTTGACGGCGATTTAGCTTGTGATATTGTAGACGAATTAGGCAATAATGATATTGGTATCGCTGCTGATATTATTACAAAAATAACAACAAATAAGAATTGGTGACAATAAAGCTTATTTAAGCACTCTTAATTGAGTGCTTTTTTTATTGCCGCTTTGGCATTGTCAGGCGAAAAACGACAAGACTGAAAAGCGTGGTGTAGCACGCGTAAATAAAGCGTATCGAGAGGAGAACGAAAAAATGACAAAGGAAGATCTCAAAGAAATTGGCTTAACGGATGAACAAATCGCGAAAGTAATCGAAGATTATGGCAAGAACTATGTTAGTAAATCGCAATTTAACGAGAAAAACGAAGAAGCCAAGAGATTAAAGGGGGAAATCGAAACAAGTCGGAAGGAGATTGACAATCTCAAGAAAGCCAACAAGGACAACGACGAATTAACCGCACAAATTGAGCAGCTGAAGGAAGATGCTAAACAACGTGACAAAGAATATGACGCGGAAATGAATGCACTCAAAGTGGATAGCGCTATCGAAAGAGCGCTGATGGGGGCGCATGTCAAAAACACGAAGGCGGTAAAAGCATTGTTGGACTTGCAGGACGCTAAGCTTTCCGATGATGGCACGATCAGAGGTTTAACGGAACAGTTAAACGCTATCAAAGAAAGCGACTCTTATTTATTTGAAAGCGAAAGCAAACAAAACGGGATTTCAGGGACAACGCCCGGCACAGGGACGGCTGTCGCCAATCCAACAATTACAAAGGAAGCATTTAATAAAATGACGTATTCCGAACGGTCGGCATTGTTTAACAGCGATCGTGAGGCGTACGATGCATTGAGCAAAGGAGAATAAAACATGGCACAAACGAAAACGGATACGATGGTGATTCCACAGGTAATGGCGGATATGATTAACGCCTCGTTAGACAAGGCAATTAAATTTACGGCATTCGCAACGATTGACAGAACGCTCGAAGGGAAACCCGGTAACACTGTTACTATTCCTGCATGGAAGTATATCGGCGCAGCTACGGACGTTGCCGAAGGCGTTGCAGTTGATACAACGCAGATGACGACATCTACCAAAGAAATGAAAATTAAAAAAGCCGTAAAAGCTGTAGAAATCACGGATGAGGCTATCTTGAGCGGATTGGGAGATCCGATCGGGCAAGCAAATTATCAGATGGCATTGTCGTTAGCAGATAAAGTTGAAGCAGATGTAATTACTGCATTGGGTGGCGCGACACTCGTCTATGATGGCAGCGCAGGAAAGATTTCTTATAACGGCATTGTTTCCGCCGTGGATAAGCTTGTTGAAGAATCCAATACGGAGAAATTCATCTTCATTCACCCGGCACAGATTACTACGTTGCGGCAGGATGAGCAGTTTATCGATAAAACAAAATACGGCAATGATGTCATGATGACTGGCGAAATTGGCATGATTGCCGGCTGCCGTGTTGTCGTATCGCGTCGAGTCCCTGACAACGGTGGCACGAAATACGATAACTTTATCATCTGTACGACTGCAACGGAAACGGATGGAACACCTGTATTGCCGGCTGTATCTATTTACTTAAAACGGAACGCAGTTGTTGAAGTTGACCGTGACATTTTGAAAGGAACACAGGTCATCGTAGCGAACGAACATTACGGCGTTGGTTTATCGAATGAATCGAAAGTAGTCAAAGCAACGTTCTTGAAATAAGAGAGGGGAATAGTCATGGGGATGTTATTGCATCGGCATTATGAAGAAAGCAAGAAGAAAGAAATTGATTTTAATGCTTTTGAACTTACCGAGTTAAAAGTCATTGCAAAAGAAAAAGGGATTTCAATTCCAGCCAAAGCTAAAAAGACAGACGTTATTGCATTGTTAAAAGGTGATAACAATGGAACAAATGGATAAAATCAAAGCGTTAATAAAGATGGCGACTGGCATTGACATTGGCGATTCATACGATGGCTTGATTGAGTACATTTATAACAATGAACGGCAACACATCCTCAATGACTGCAACCTTACCGAAATCCCCGACGGACTGGCTTATGTTGTAGAGGAGCGGACGGCCGCAAGATTTATGCAGGCAAATAAAAGCATTATTTTGAACGATGCCGATTTGAATGTTGTGACATCCATTAGAGAGGGTGATACAACGGTAAATTTTGGCGATGCTAATGCTGAAACGAGGTTGGATAACGTAATAGGGGCGTGGCTGAGAAGCAGGGAGCGTGATATTGCATGTTACCGAAAATTGAGATGGTAAAGAAGGCTCTTTCCAGCCTGCATACATCTACCTGCATTATTCACACATATTCAAACGGGGCGATGGATGAAAACACCGGCATTGTTGATGACGTAGAAACTGCAAGCGATCCAATACCATGCCGGCTATCTTTTAATTCGAGTCCGACAACAGACGGTGAAGGCATAGCACAGGCGGCACAAACGGCGACACTGTTTCTCGATCCGTCGATTGTTGTCATCGCAGGAAGTGACATTGACGTTATTCAAAACGGCAGAACAATGGAATTTACTGCAGCAGGTGTTCCCGAAGTGTATCAAGGACATCAAGAGATTAACCTTGTTGACAGGGTGAAGTATCATGGCTGACGTGAAAGTTGACTTTAGTGGGTTTCATCAGCTGCGTCGTAAAATTAACGAATTTTCACGAACGGAAAGCCGCCAAATGATGACTGAATGTGCGAACGGATTGGCAGCGATATATCTGGGTAGCGCAAAAGTCGCAACGCCAGTAGGCGGCAATAAAGAAATAGAAGTATCGGAAAAGGCGTATAAGGCGAGTAATGCGACTGCGTTCGAGAGATATAAAGAGTTCAAGGCAGCTAAAGCTGGCGGCGGATATTTTAAAAGGGCGATTAATCACCGTAAAACAGGGCAAACATCGCACAAACTAATAGGCTCGTCGGAACACATGCGGCGCTCATGGACGTCCAGTGGAGTGGAACGCAAGGGGAGAAACTACCGCGTTAAGGTGTACAATACCGCTTCGTACGCCTCGTTCGTAGATGTAGGGCATCGGCAAACGCCAGGGCGATTTGTTCCTATTTTAGGCAAACGGCTTGTGAATAACTGGGTTGAAGGCTTGGATATAACCGGAAAGGCTGAAAAAGCCACTAAAAAGGCGCAGAGGCACATTATTAACTCGGTCATATCCAAACACATGGAAAGGTTGAAATAATGGCATATACGGGAGAAATAATCAACGGAATAGCGACTGCGGTTCATAAGGCTACGGGATATCCCGTGTATATCAACTTTAAGAAGCAAAAAGCGACGTTTCCTTGTTTTTATATCAATCACGATGATAGCGAACAAGAACAAAAACTGGATAACAGATATTATCGAGAAGGAACGTATACCGTTTCTTTTTTTATGTCTGAATTGGGGGAAACACAGGATGTCAGGAAGCTTTATGAAATCGCAGAAATACTTTACTGGGCGTTGGAATATATTTCAGTCGAAGGCGGTAAACTGCGCGGAACAGAGATGAGCGATAAGATATCGGATGATGTTCTTAAATTTAAAGTTCATTACGATTTCTTTATTAAGAAAGTACAAAATCGCACACCAATGGAACACTTGGATGTATCGGAAGGAGTATCAAATGGAAACGACAAAGAAACAAACAATGAAAGTGAATCAACAGACGGAACAAAAGCGACAGCAAGAAGCGTTTGATGGAGTGTCGATTGTAAAGTCGAAACGATATCTTCAATACGCAAGCCTTCTTGATTCCGTACTAGAGCCGGACAAGCTGTATTCACATGACGATGTTCAGAAAATTTTAGAAGAAGTTTTAACGCAACCGGTTGAAACGGTTGTAAATGACTAAAAGGGGGTCACAATAAATGGCATTAGGCGGCGGATACTGGGTAAAAATGAACAAAAAAATGCCCGGTTCTTATATTAACTTCGTGAGTAAACAAAAAGCACAGCTTGATAGCGTTGACCGTGGATATTGTACTATGGCGCTTGATCTTGACTGGGGCGAAACTGGTAAAATCGTTCGAGTCGAACAGGACGAATTTCAAAAACGTTGTCAGCCTATTTTTGGCTATGATTACGGTCACGACAAGATGAAAGGGTTACGCGATCTTTTCTTGCATGCCAAAACGCTGTATTTGTATCGATTGAACAGCGGCGCAACACAGGCATCTTGTACACTGGGTAAGGCTAAATACGGGGGCGTTCGTGGCAATGATTTGTCGATTAGCGTTCAAACGGATGTCGATGAAGAGGCCAAGTTTACGGTAATCACCTATCTCAAGACAGATGGGGCAAATTACATGGTCGATAAGCAAACAGGTCTTGCTACACCTGCCGATTTAACGGATAACGATTTTATTGCATTTACTAAAACGGGGGCGTTTAGTGTATCGGCATCCGTCCCGCTGACAGAGGGAACAAACGGAACTGCGGTAGCGGTTGCGGATTATCAGAAGTACGTTGAATTAATCGAACCGTATTATTTCAACTGCTTAGGATATGCGGGAACGGATACAAAGGTTCAAGAACTGCTGCAATCATTCGCCAAACGCTGCCGAGAAGATACGGGAGCGAAATTCCAAGTCGTTATTTACGGTAAAGAAAAATGCAACTATGAAGGCGTTATCAGCGTTAAAAACAAAGTCGAAGATAGCGGCGCTGAACCTGGCAGCTTAGTATACTGGACTACCGGTGCAGAAGCAGCATGCGAAATTAATGCTTCCTGCACGAATATGATCTACGACGGTGAATACACCGTGGACACAAACTTCAAACAGTACGAACTGATTCAAGCTGTAGAAGGCGGCATGTTTGTGTTCCATAACGTATCGGATAGTGCTAGCGGCGATGTAACGGGTGACGTTCGCGTTTTGTATGACATCAACACGTTTACGGAATTCACTAAAGAAAAATCGCGTGATTTTTCGCAAAACCAAGTTATCCGCGTACTGGATAACCTTGCTTATGACATTGCGCGGCTGTTCAATAAAACTTATTTAGGCAAGGAAGGCAATGACGCTATTGGACACACGGCTTTGTGGAATGACGTTGTTAAGTTGCTCGAAGAATATCAACGTATTAGAGCAATTAAAGACTTCAAGGACAAAGATGTTCAAATGCCGTACGAAGGCGTCAATAAAGAAGATGTCGTATTGGATTTGGAAGTTAACCCGGTAATGGCAATGACGAAGCTATATGCGACCGTAACCGTAGCGTAAAGGGGGATAAATAATGGCAGAAAATTTGATTAGCATTGCCGAAACGATGCTTGCTAAAGACGTTGTAAGCGCCAAACTTGCTATGGCATACGTGGAAGCGGACGGCAAACGCTATAAATTGTTTCAAGCGAAATCGTTAGAAGGCAAGATTGATAAAGAAAAGAAAGAAGTCGCTATTTTAGGCAGAACGATGAAAGGGAATAAATCCGTTTCGGCAAAAGGAAGTGGAAAACTCAAGATTTACAAGAACACGCCGTTATTTGACGAAATGATTATCAAGTTAATTAGCGACGGAGTGGATACGTACTTTGATTTACAAGTTATCAACCAAGACCCGACATCTGATGCAGGCCGCCGAACGGTTGTCTTGACTGGATGCAATATTGATAGTGCTACGGTTGCCAATTTCGATGCAGATGGCGATTGGCTGGAAGATGAAATATCCTTCACGTTCGAAGGGATTAAGATTCCTGAAAACTTTAAAATGTTAAATGGAATGACAGTATAGGAGAGATAACATGGAAGAAAAATTAACCTTGTCAGCGTTTCTGAAAGAAAACTCTATCGAAAAGTTACCTGTTGAATATGTGGCTAGCAAGCGTTTTGTCATAAACGGAGATCCGGTTGCATGGAAATTGCGTTGCCTGTCTAATGATGAGTTGGACGAATTAACGAAAAAATGCACTAAAAATATTCCGATCAAGGGCACACGCGATTTCAAGAAGGAGTTGGACCGTTCAGAATTCGCCAATCAAATGGCAATTAAATCGGTCGTATTCCCTGATTTGAATGACGCTGACTTGCAGAATTCATATGGCGTTGTCGGGGCAGAAGATCTTTTGCGTGCGATGTTAACACCGGGCGAATTTGCGGATTTAATTCTTGCTGTAAATGAAGCTTCGGATTACAACTCCGGAATGAACGATAAAATTAAAACGGCAAAAAACTGATTGAAGGCAAGGAAGCAGAGTCCATGTTAGCGTACTATGCACTTATTAAATTAAAAATGCTGCCTAGTACGCTTTTTTCCTTGCCTGAAAATGAAAAGGCATTTGTAATTGCGGCCATGAAAATACACTCTGGAAAAGAGGCGGCCGCGATTAATAAGATAAAGAAGGGGTAAAATGGCGACAATAGAAAACTTTATATCCCTGCACGATGGTTTTTCCCCGGTAATGGATAAAATCAGCCAAGCAACTAACGCAGCCGCCAACAAAATGGAAGCAGTTGGCAGTGCGGCAGAGCGCGCGAGTAGTTCAATGGCTGGCGCCGCCACAAGTGGGAACTTGTTAAGTCAGGTGTTCGCTGGCGCGTTTGGCGCTAACATTGCCACGAGAGCGTTGGACAAAGTGAGCGAAGCTATATCCGGTTTATTTTCAACGGCAGACGCTTACGCAAGAATTCAAGCAAGACTGTCGTTAGTGGCAGATAGTCAAGAAAACGCCGCTTATCTGAATGAACGAATCTATCAAAGCGCCATACGCGCACGTGGCGGATATACTGACATGGCGCAAGCAGCAGCGCAGTTGGCTATGAGCGCAAAGGACGCATTCCCTGATCCTAGAGAAGCGGTTGACTTTATGGAAGGCATTAACAAGCTATACGCTATCGGTGGTACGACTGGCGAGAACAAGAAGTTTGCTACATTGCAGTTAACGCAGGGGCTGGCAAGCGGACAATTGCAAGGCGATGAATTCCGGTCGATTGCCGAAAACGCGCCGTTGATTGAAACAATGGTAGCCAAGACGATGGGCGTTACGCGCGGCGAACTTAAGCAGCTATCATCTGATGGACAAGTCACTGCGGAAGTTATTAAGCGCGCAATCTTTGAGAATATGGATGAAATTAACGCCCAATTTGCACAAATGCCTAAAACGTGGGGCGATAGTCTGACGTTGATTGAAAACGTGGCAACATACAAAGCACGCGGCGTATTTCAAGCCATGTCAACGATGGCCAATAGTGCGGCTATGGATAAGCTTGTTAACGTGGCTATCGGCGCAATTGATTATATTGCCAGTGGTATGTTTTTCTTGATTAACAATGCAATGTGGCTTGCTAGTGTGATTATTGATACTGTAAGTGTAGCGTTGGATTTCTTATCCAATAATTCATGGCTGGTATACGGCGCGCTGACGGCACTAGGAGCGTATCTGTTGTATGAAACTGGCCTATGGATAGTGCATAACGTTCAGCTTGGCTTAGCGGCCGCAGCTATGATGGCGAAAAGCATTGCGGATGCCGCGGAAACGGCAGCGCTGATAACGCTGACGATAGCGCAAGATGGGTTAAATGCAGCCCTTATGGCTTGCCCGATAACGTGGGTTATTGCAATGGTTGTGGCGTTAATTGTTGTCTTTTATATGGCAGTGGCTGCTGTCAATTACTTTGCAGGGACTAGCGTTAGCGCGACCGGATTAATCTTTGGATCATTCAGTTTCCTGTACGCGGGAATCAGAAATATCATTGCAACACTTTGGAATTTGTTCGCCGCTGTTGCTAATTTTATAGGGTCTGTGTTTAATGACCCGTTAGCAGCTGTTAACAATCTATTCGCGGATGTGTGGAACGCTGTTACGGGGTATGTGGCTAATGCTATCAATGCGATTCTTGATATGATTGGGAAAATTCCCGGTATTGGTAAGACTGGGATTTCATTAACTCATGTACAACCACCACAGGTTCAGAAAATGGCAATTAGTGGCGGCGCTGCTTTTAACGTACCTACAATGGATCTCGTCGACCCAGTAGCGTATGCAAGTAGCGAATATGAACGCGGCGAATCAGTACAAAACTCAGTAATAGAAACCATAAAAGACCCAAGTTCCATTCTTGAAAAAATCACTCCTAAAATTCCTGGGGCATACGATGAATCGAAAAACACGACCAGTAATCCAGCTGCGGATGCGCATGACCCGGCTGGAAAGAAAAGTCGCAAAGGCAGAGGCGATGACATCGCAAAACATACAGGACGTACTGCGAAAAACACGGAAAAAATGGCGCAGGCCATTGAGCTGACGGACGATGAAATTAAGGCGCTGCGTGATAGCGCAATGAGCGAAACGTTACAGCAATGGCAGAGTCAGCACGTTGAAATCAAAGTAGACAACACAATTCACGCGAATAACGATGTGGATCTTGATGGCTTTACGAGTGACTTTGCAAAAGGGCTGCGTGACGCCATTAAAGTGCAAGGCGAAGGAGTGTTGACATAATGGCGTATTACATGTACATGGGCGATATGCAGATTCCCATTCCGCCTGAGACGTTAGAAACGACGATTAACAATAAGAACGAAACAATCAATCTTCTTGGTGTGGGAGAAGTAAACGTATTAAAATTGGCAGGATTAACGGATATAACGTTCAAAATGCTTCTCCCTAACAGTTCGTACCCCTTTAACGAATCAATGCTTATGAAGTCAAAAATGGCGAGCTATTATGTTGACAAGTTAGAGCAGTTAAAGAATGGCAACGCATTAGATTCGTTGCTAGGAAATGGAAAACCAAAGTTTCAGTTTATCGTAGTTCGCATGAAACCTAATGGATCGATGTTGCAAATGACGAATATGAAAGTAACGCTCGAAGATTATAAAGTCATCGAAGAAGCAGAGAATGGATTCGACGCTTATGCGGATATCAAACTAAAACAGTGGCGCGATTATGGTACAAAGAAAATAACGCTTCAAACGGATAAAGATGGAAACGTAACCGGCACGGCTGAAAAAGCAAGAGATACAGGCGGCAAAGTAGCTGCCGCGACGGCTAGGGCTGCAAAAGGGACGACGTTGCAACGAATGATAAAACAGCAGTTTGGGAACACAAACAACCTCTTTAAGATAGCCGCATTAAATAAAATAGCTGTACCTGCCACTCTTGCCATCGGACAAGTTGTTAAAATGAGAGAGCGTGGTGATCTTGGTGGACTCTTCTAGCTACCAACTCGATACGGCAAGTGCCGCACCGTTTAATATCACGTATCAACTAACGATACGAAATAAAAACAACGAGTATATAGTTGATCCCTTAGATGAAGTAACCTTGACAAGGGGGATTGATTGCACCCCTGCCAAATTGCAATTTAAGGTAATGAAAGATGATATATTGGACTTTACGGAGGGCAATCACTGCACATTTTCTGTAAACGGCACACCAGTCTTTGCCGGATATGTGTTCACTAAAGCTAGGGATAAAGATGAAAAAATAAGCGTTACAGCATACGATCAGTTGCGGTATTTCAAAAACAAGGACTGCTATGTTTATTATGATAAGACAGCGACAGAAGTATTGAAAATGATTGTGGACGATTTCAAATTAACCGTTGGCGAATTAGCTGATACGCAATATAAAATCACGAAGCGCATTGAGAAGGACAAGTCGCTAACAGATATCATGAATGTAGCGCTATATCTGACCACAAACGGAACGCCAAAACATACCATCTACCAACTATATGATGACGGTGGCAAATTAACGCTAAAGTCGGAAGAGGATATGAAGCTTGACTTATTGATAGATGCCGACGTGATGGAGAATTTCACCTGTAACAGTTCGATAGATAAGGACACGTTTGATTACATCAAGGTAGTTCGTAATGTCCCTGATGGAAAAACGAAGAAGTTAATGCGAACCGGGGTAATTGTCGATGAAGATCACGTCAAAGAGTGGGGCAGACTGCAACAATTGTATATGCCGGATGATAAAGTGACGAATGCCATGGATTTAGCCATAAACATGATAAAGCTGAAAAACCGTAAAACGCGTGAATTGAGGCTTAAATCTGTTCTAGGGGACATTCGTGTTCGTGGGGGCTCTGTGGTATATGTGAAATATAACTTTGGAGACTTAGCATTGGACGGATATGTCTTTGTAGAAAGCGTGACACATAACTTTTTAAATGGGCTACACCTTATGGATTTAGATTTGCATTACGAAGAACCGACTGGCAAATATACGATAAAATACAACACCGATGCGGAAGCCGTTGCTAAGATTCAACAAGCCAATAAGCAGCGGACGTATACAACGATGGGAGGCAGCGTTATGAATGGGTCAACGTACTCGCCGACAGAACAAGGCGCTTACAGCAAGATGAAGTCGTTGGGAGCGACAGATGCACAAGCGGCTGGTATCATGGGGAACATTCGACATGAAGATAATTCATACTCACCGACAGATAGTAACGGCGACCATTATGGACTGTTTCAGCTATCAGATGACCGCTGGGGTAAATATCAAGACTGGTGTACTGCTAACGGTAATGATCCATGGAACAACGACAATCAAATTCAATACGTTTTAACTGTAGAAAATGGGAATATCTTGACTGGTGAAAGTTCTCTCGGGCAAGTTCCAGACGATCCAGCGGCATCGGCGAAATGGTTTAACGATAACATCGAAGTGTCGGAAACCTCGGCGGCAATGGGCGGCGACAGTTCGGAACGAATCGCATCGGCTAATGACGTATTCAGTAATATTCAAAGTGGGTCTATTGGTGTTGAACAGTTAAATACGATGGACGCTATCACGGGTAATGGCGGCATCGCTAGCCAAGTTGACACTGGTATTTATTACATGACAGGGTATCAGTCAGTCTATGGCAGTAACGGATGCGCTGATGTTGCGCTGAAAACTTTGGCGTACGCTAATCCGGATTGCGCCCAGTTGGCTAATGAAGGAGTAGCATCGGTGCCGACTGCAAGGGCGCGGCTTGAATCTATGGGGTATTCTTGTGAACCGTTTAACGGATACGCCAACAAAGGAGACATTCTTATTTACGGCGATGACTATCACATGACCGTATCTAACGGTGTAGGTGGTTGTTTTGGGAATTCGTCCAGCCGTGGCGAAGCCATGAATTACGGTGATGCAAACTACGCATGGCACGATGGGGAATCGCCTACTAAGATAATCAGAATGGAGATTCAATAATGGATAATGATTTCACTAGGATTGTCAAAACGTTAAAATCGCTCATAGCAGAAACAACGGCTGCGATGGTAATGAGTGACATTGAAATAGGGGAAGTTATTCAAGTTAATCCGTTAGTCGTTCAGCTTGACCCAAAAACTCAAATTGACGAGCGGTCGATTTTGCTAACCAAGAATACGTCTATGTGGTCTGTCGATATGGACGTTGACCATCACACTGAAAACGCCGCAGGCGGTAGCGGAGATGCACAGTATGAGTCACACCTTCATGGATACAAGGGGCGGAAAACGTACCGTGTACACAACGAATTGGTTGTGGGCGACAAGGTTATTCTACTGCGTGAAAGCGGCGGGCAACGCTATGTCGCGATAGACAGATTTTACAATCCCGATAGGGGGTGCAGTGATTGAGCGAAAAGCTAACACCGACTGGCGTCTACAATAACGTTACCGTTGATGAAACAATATGGATTCAGCCGTCTAAGACTTATAAATTAGATTACGAAACAGATGGGCAGGTGCGTGGATATTGCGAAGATTTACGGGCGGTAGAGCAAGCGATTTACAAGATTTTGAATACCGAGCGATACAAGTTCCTGATTTACTCATGGAATTACGGGATAGAGTTAGCAGACCTATTCGGTAAGCCAATCCCATATGTATACGCGGAGATACAGCGAAGGATCATCGAAGCGCTGCTGGCAGACGATAGAATTATCGAAGTTTCTGGATTTGAATTCAGCAACAGCGGCGGCGATGTTTTTGTTACTTTTGACGCTGTAACGAGATACGGCGTATTGAGGGGATTGAGAAAAGAGGTGAGCGGAATTGTATGAGAATATGACTTATGAATTTATAGAGAAGCGCGTTTTGGCTAGGGTTAAATCAGAATTCGATAAGCGCGAAGGCAGTATTATTTTCGATGCAACGGCACCGGTATCCTTTGAACTTGCGGAAGCCTATATCATGGCAAGGGTCATTTTAAAGCAGACATTTGCGACAACGGCGGACAGAGAGTTTTTAGCATTAAGGGCTATGGAATTTAACATTTATCCCGAACAAGCAACATACGCAGAGGTTGAAGGACAATTCAGCAAGGCTATTGATATAGGATCAAGATTCAATTATGAGAAATATAATTTTGTGGTGACAGAGATTATCGACAACGATAAACATACTTACAAATTGAAGTGTGAAACGCCGGGGGGTGTCGGCAATACCTGTATTGGAGACATAACTCCAATCAGCCAAATTAGCGGACTTGAAACAGCTAAAATTACAAAACTTATAACGCCGGGAGAAGATGAAGAGAATACAGAAACATTCAGAAAACGGTACATTCAAGCTTTAAAATCAAAGGCGTATGGCGGCAACAATGCGGATTATATGGAAAAGGTATTAGCAATACCAGGTGTTGGCGGCTGCAAAAACTATCGTGCGTGGGCTGGCGGTGGAACCGTGAAAGTGGTTATTGTCAATACGGAATTCAACCAACCTACACAAGATATGATTCAAGAAGTACAAACCGCGCTTGACCCAGTCGTAAACCAAGGAGAAGGATATGGACTGGCACCAATCGGGCATAAAGTAACAGTAATAGGAGCATCGACAGTACCAATTAATATAACCGCAACAGTGCAATTGGATAGTGGTTATACAATTGACAATGTGCAAAATAGCATAAATACCGCAATAGATAGTTATTTATTAAAACAACGGAAAGCATGGACAACACAAATCAGTAATCAATTTATAACGTTACGATCCGCCTTTATAATATCGGCCATTTTAGATGTTCCACATATAGCGGATGTTGCTGGCGTTACTATAAATGGACAATCGACCAAAATAGATTTAACAAGCGAACAAATCCCAACACTGGGAAAGGTTACTATTACAGGAGAATAAAATGGACGTACAAAGAACGATTGATTTAACTGAATTTTTGCCATCGGTATCAAAAGACAGTAGGGATATGCAAGAAATAATGCGAGTTGAATCTATAGAAGTGCAAGCTTTATGGGATGTAATGGTACAAGTTTTTTACGATCAGTTTATTACTATTGCCGGCGAATTCGGTCTATCTCAATGGGAAAATATTTTAGATATATTCCCTGACGGTGACGCCAGTTTCGATGATAGGAGATTGGCTATTTTAACGGCTTTGGCAGGGACTAGGCCGTACACTTATAGAAAATTAGAGGAAATTCTGATTGGATTGTGTGGTAAAGACGGATATCAAGTCGATTTAAATATAGAAAAATACTATGTCAATGTTTTTATTTCTTTGGGGTCAAAAAAACAAAGATCATCTGTTGTAAAAATGCTTGAGGAAATAACACCGTTAAACCTGAAGTTAACGGTATCTTTGTTATATAACCGACATGTCGATTTAAAGCCATTCATTCATGAAACCATGAAGCAGTGGACTCATCATAGTCTAAGAGAGGATGTGCTCAATTAATGCCAAATTGGACGAAGAATTTTAATTTAGAAAAACCATTACAAACTGAAAGTTATGACGTAGACAAAAGAAACGCGAATTGGGATAAAATTGATAATGCATTAAGTGATGCTGTCAAGACAGTAACCGGCACAAATGACACACTTACCGTCACGACAGGCGCAGATGTCAAGAGTACCGTCAAGGTGGATAACGTAGCGCATGCCGGCACTGCCGATTCGTTAGCGTACACAATGATCCCTAATGGGGCCGACTTAAACGACTACTACAAAGTCGGTGAGTATGTTTTTGTCGGTGACGCTAACTTAGGCACTTTATCAAACACGCCCGCGGACCTCAAGGAGTCTTTTAAACTATCAGTCACTAAAGACGTGTACTTTCAGCAACGGCTGGTCACTTATAATACACACCGCGTATTTTGCCGCAGAGAAAACATGGGCTGGATTGAGCAGCCGGCGGGGACAGCACAAACGGCTGCAAACAATGTCTTAAAAACTGGCGATACGATGAGCGGCGATCTTACAATCGCATCAAGTGACTACGGTGGCGTAAATATTAAAAATTCATCCGGTACTAAATTTAAAATCAGATGCTTGCCGAAAAATAACAGTTCAATCGGCAATGTTGCGTTTTTTGATTCAACCGGTAATCAGCTATACAGTCAATTCTTCCAGCAAAAAAA